AAGATGCTCTAAGTCAAACAGCCATGGACAATGCATGGGAGTGGTATACTTCCGGTCCTCGTCAGCGTTTACAACCTGGTGGCAGTATTGTTTGTGTCATGACTCGATGGAGCGAAAAAGATTTAACAGGTAACTTACTCAGAGCCATGGGCGAAGTCAAAGCCGATCAATGGGACGTGATTGAGTTTCCTGCGATCCTACCGAACAATAAACCTGTCTGGGGAAACTATTGGAAGTTAGAAGAGTTAGAAGCTGTCAAAGCATCCTTATCCGAACAAAAATGGCAAGCGCAATGGCAACAGAACCCCACGGGTGAAGAAGGGGCTATTATCAAACGTGAGTGGTGGAACCTGTGGGAGCGTAAAGAAATTCCAAGATTATCTCACGTCATTCAAAGTTACGACACAGCATTTACCAAAAAAGAAACGGGTGACTATAGTGCGATCTCGACGTGGGGTGTGTTCTATCCTGATGAGATAACACCAAATATAATTTTGTTAGACGTTGTCAAAGATCGTTTTGAGTTTCCTGAGTTGAAAAAAGTTGCAGTAGAACAGTATAAATACTGGGAACCGGAGTCCGTGATCGTTGAAGCAAAGGCGTCGGGCTTACCGCTAATACAAGAATTACGTCAGGTTGGTATTCCTGTTATCAACTTTACACCTAGCAAAGGCAATGATAAGTTATCGAGAGTGCACGCTGTTGCTCCTGTGTTTGAGAGTGGAGCAGTATGGGCACCGAAAGAACGCTGGGCTGAAGAGATGATTGAAGAATGCGCTATGTTTCCTCATGCGGAACATGACGACTTAGTCGACTCCATGAGCCAAGCACTACTAAGGTTTCGTAAGGGAAACTTTGTGGCATTGCATGATGACTACGAAGAAGAGCCCACGGACCACGGACAAACGGAGTATTATTAATGGCATACAATCCTTTTGATGATGTAATCGAACAAGACCCTGCATATATGCAAACGGGTGGTCAGAGTGTTATTCCACAAAGAAGAGCTGACTATACACAAGAAACATCTTCACCTTTTGTAGATGCTGTTACAAAAGGTTTACAATTAATAACCCCTAAAGATCAGACATTAGAACAGATTGAAAAGAACAAGCAACTTAGATCACTGTCCACGGCCCAAGCACTAAAAGGAACAAAGTTTGAAGAATACGCAGGTCAAGCAGACTTGCCAAGTTTCGTGGTTCAAAGTCCAGGGATCAAGGAACGTTTAGATGCAGCAGGATATGAACGACAATCAGCTTTTGAGGGTGCCTCACGAATTATGGATTTTATGGCAGGAGATGAGAAAAGAGCATTTGAAAAACTTTCAGCGGGACAAAAATTAGATCAGTCAGATATCGCTGCTGTCGCCATGACACCTCTTATTGCTTTAGATGCAATAGGACTCGGTGCTCTCGCAACTAGACTTGGTAGACTAGGTTTTAAAAAAATAGATGATGTTTTAAAATCCACATCGCAAGATCCTGATGTTATTAAAGTCAAAGAAACTTTAGGTGGTGGTGATATCATGCAAAAAATTCAGTCAACCATTATGCGTAGTCCTGCAGATGAAGGAGCAGGAGGAAGTGGTTTAACAGGCAAACAAGTAGGTTTGGCACTAGGACCTGATGCCAAAAAAGAAAAGTCGTATGGATATTTAAGACAATCATTTGAAAATTTTAAAAAAACAAAACCTAATATTATTAGTCCAAATACATTTTATGATTATTTAAATAAGCAAGGTGTAAAACTTCAAGTTGGAGAGGGAACAAAAAGATCTGGCATTACACATTTAAGAAAAGCGATTAACTTCTTAGACCCAGAAGCAAATTTAGTGTCTGGTAGATATTTACCATGGATGTTTGCAGCAGAAAATATTATGAAAGCAAGTGATAAAACTCTGACCTCTCGTGACATTTTAAAAGGACTAAAAGCACAAGGGTTTGATATTCAACAAAATAAAATTGAGGGATGGCTAAAGAGCGGTATCAACATACAAGATAAAAATTTATTAAATAAAGTAAACATTACTAAAGGAAAATATTCTGAAAATATTAGAGGGGAAAAAGTAGATGCTATTTTATCTTTAATAAATCAATTAGAAAACGATCCTTCATTAACAAAAAAAGGTTTTAAAGAATACTCAATAAATGTGCCGAGTGAACAAAGAGACATAAATATGAAAAATATTATGGCAGGTCTTAACAAGGGTACCTCAAAAAGTCTTATAGAAGATCTTGGTAAAGAAAATGTTGAAAAATTAAATTCATTAATAGGTGCACCTGATGAAGTTGTTGAGAGCGTTTTTGATCAATATATGCCTATTAGCCCTAAAAGAATTAATAATCTATATAACACTGGAGTTTACAAATTAAAACAAGCATATAGAGATGGCACATTTAAAAACTCAGACAATTTTGAAGATGTGATGGCATCCTATGGAATACAAAAAAAAGATAGTCCATATTATGTAAAACAAGAAAATCAACAAAGAGTACAACAACTTATAGACGATCTGGAGATGTTAGATACTCCTGCAGAAAAAGCTGCGTATCAAAAAATATACAACGAGTCTAAAGAATTATCCGATTATACAATTCCTGAATATAAAAAAACAATAATGTCAAGCGAGGCTTTACAAAAAAGATTGTTAGAAGAATATAGAAAGTTTGATCCTGAAGCTGATCTAGAAACAGCACTCAATATGACAGGAAGAGCTTTTGGCGGACACGTATCTCACATATATCGTATTGATGATTTTGCAGGATCCAAAAAAGATTTTAAAAGAGGCATGAAAGGTATGGGCACTATAGCTAATATGGTTCGTGTTAATTTTGGTATTGAGAATTTAGGTCTACAACAAACTGCGGAAAATGTATTAGACACAAACATTCAAGCAATGAAAAGAGCATTTAAAGCAGGAGACATGGAAAAAGTCGAAAAACTTGCAAATGTAATTAAACAGTATGATGAATACTTAACGACAAAAGGAATGGCAGCTTACAGAAGATTATCAAAAAAAGCTTTAACACCAGAAGTAATTAAAAAGCTTAATGAAGTATTAGGTAAAAACGTTGCTGGAACTATTAGAAAAATTAAAGATGTTACCATTGACGGTGAAAAAGTTACAGGAGAAGGAAAGGTTAGTGCAAAGTATAATGATATTTTAATCGGTTCAAATATGCCACAAACACTTATTGATCAAAAAATGAGATTCGATAATTTAATGGCTTATTTTTTAGAAAATCCAAAAGCTTTAAAAATAGATTTAAGAGATCCATTAGATAAATCAGTGGTCATAGATACAATGCGTGAAACACCTTATAGTAGAAAAGGATTTTTAAATTTAGGCACAAAAGACATTATTGAAAACTCTGGATTTAAAAGAGGTGGACCTGTCAAAATGGCCATGGGCGGTGATCCTTTAACCAATCTTAATCAACAACAGTTTGCACCTGACCCTGCCTTTGAAGGAGAAGATTATTTTCAACAAGCTGTAGACTCAGGTAATCTATACGCATTCAACCCAACAAAATTATTCAAACTCTTTGGTAAAGTTGATGGTGTACAAACACCAAAAAAAATTACAGAACCCGAAGCGGTCGACGCCCCTGCAGGAACAACATTACCTGCAACACAAGTCGTACAACCTCAAGACTTTCCGTTTCGCTCTTACACCTTAGAAGCAATCATGGACCCGAATGCACCAAAGGCAGCGACACCTCAAGCATGGGCAGACTTTTTAGTCAAAGGTAAAAAATCACCATTATCGGAATTACAAGACTCAGGTTTAGAGCAATACCTTCGTGATTTTGAATCATACTTTCCTAATCAAAAAATTACACAAACACAATTAATTGACTATTACGAAACTTCACCAATTGGTAATTTAAGTTTTAAAGTAAAAGAAGATACACCTATCAGGCAAAATCAAGATCCTGCGTATTCGCAGTATTCAGGTGGTCAAAAACATAAAGAAGCGGGTAATCAACCTCTTGATGAAATAGGCTCAGAGTATCGTGAGATTGTGGTGGAAGCAGGACCTTTACCAGGTGAGACAAGACCTTATGTACAAAGTGGACATTACAATGAACCTAACGTCATTGGATTTACTCGTGTTGCAAACTATACAGGTAAAGATGGCAACCCGATTGCAGTTATTCAAGAAATGCAAACAGATATGTTGACCACTGTTCGTAAAGAACAAGAACGTCTACAAGCATTACTTGGAAGAATAAAAAATTACAAAGCATCGGCAGAAGCAAAATTACAATCAACAAGTGAGTATGATATTTCAATGGGGCAACAAATGCTTCAAAGTTTAAATCAAAAATATCCACCGACAGTCATCAAAGCTTTAGAAGAAAATCAAAACTTAATAAAACCTTTTCCTAATGAAGCAGGTAAAGAATTAATTCCTGGCTTTGCTCAAGATATACAAAATTTACAAAAACAAATCGATGTGGCAGTGCAAGCAGATATTGCTCAAACTAATCCTGATACAGGATTTTTATTGACACAAATAAACAATCAACAAATGGAGGTATTAAATAAATTACAAGATTTAAATCGTTCAGGTGAAATTGATCAGATCTTAGGCGGAATAAAAATTCCTTCAGCAAGTAACACAGATGATCTTACACGTATTGCAAATGATCCGGACCCCTCTTATCTTGAAGATGGTTTTTCATATGGAACAAAAGAATTAACTTTATTTCCTCCTATACCCTTTAACAAACAACCTGACTATGTTGATTTATTATTGAAAGCAACAATCAAAGATGCTCAGTCAAAAGGTATTAACAAAGTTGCTATCTATCCCGCTGACTTAGTAAACAGACGCTGGAGTAAAACACCAGGTTCAGATGCAGCTAAAAAGTTTGAAGATTTGTATGGTAAAGTAGCGATTCAACAAATGAAAAACATTGCAAAGAAGTATGGTGGGACAGCACAGTTTGAAGCTATTACAGACCCCACTAAAGCATCAAAGGGATTGAGATACTATAATAGAAATATTGACGGCAACAAGTTTGACATTTTAAAAGAAGAGGTGCCCCGTGCAGAATTATCACCAGAGGAAGTTCAACCTTTCTTTGATGAGCAAATTAAACGAATGATTGACGGACAAGGTTCTGATTTTAGAGTAGCTTTGACAAGAGAAGTAGCTCCAGGTCAAACAATGGATTACTTTGTTTTACCCGCAGATAATGATAAAGGTTTCTTATTACAGCCTTTTAAAGCAGGAGACGAACTAGAGGATGCACAAATAGTAATCGAAGAATTTAACCCACAAGAAATTAAAATGTTTACAATTACACTTGATTCACCAAAAGCAGAGCAACCCATGTATCTGTTTAAGAAAAAATCTGGTGGAAGTATTGACAAAGATAGTTTAGTTTCAATCACAGATATATACGGAGAATATGGCAGATAAATTTGACAGTACAGCAGATACCCCTTACCTAGCACGTGAGGCGGGTGGTCCTGAGCAAGATGATGTTCAAGTTGAAGAAACTGGAACAACAGTAGATCTCACTAATAACGTTGATGAAAATGTAGAGATAGAGGCAGACGGTTCTGCAATCATTAATCCTGAGGAAGAATTACAAACTTCTACTTTTACATCTAACCTTGCGGAAGTTTTAGATGAAAGTTATATGCAATCAGTTGCAAATGAACTTATTGATAAAATAGATAATGATAAATCAACACGTGAAGATTGGGAACAAGCTTACACTAAAGGTTTAGACCTTCTTGGTTTTAAATACGAAGAAAGAACAAGACCTTTTAGAGGTGCAGCAAGTGTGCATCATCCTGTTCTTGCTCAAGCGGTTACACAGTTTCAGGCAATGGCTTATGTGGAACTACTACCCAGTGACGGCCCTGTTAGAACACAAGTCGTAGGTGCAAACTCAACTCAACTACAACAAGCAGCAGAGCGTGTAAAAGATTACATGAACTATGAGATCACTCATGTCATGGAAGATTACAATCCTGAAATGGATCAATTACTTTTTCAACTGCCTTTATCAGGTAGTGCTTTCAAAAAAATATATTTTGATGAAGTTTTAAATAGAGCAACATCTAAGTTTATACCTGCAGAGGATGTCATTGTTCCTTATGGTTGTTCAGACTTAGATACTTGTGAAAGAATCACACAAGTTTTAAAAATGTCTCTTAACGATTTAAGAAAGAAACAAGTTTCTGGATTTTATCTTGATGTAGATCTTCAAGGATACGATGGTTCGAACGAAAACGGTTTACAAGAAAAGAAAGATCAAATAGATGGTGAGTCACCAGGATCATATGCTGCTGATGATATGGCTGAACTTTATGAGATTCATGTCGATTTAGATCTAGAGGGTTTTGAAGATATCAATCCAAGAAATGGTGAGCCTAGCGGAATCAAATTACCTTACATTGTAACGATAGATAGAAGCAGTCAAAGAGTTTTATCAATATACAGAAACTATAATGAGGGTGACCCCATCAAAAAAAGAAATGAGTATTTTGTACATTACAAGTTTTTACCGGGTTTAGGTTTCTACGGTTTTGGTTTAATTCACATGATTGGTGGATTAACAAGAACAGCAACTTCAGCACTTAGACAATTATTAGATGCGGGCACGCTTTCTAATCTACCCGCTGGTTTTAAATCACGTGGTTTAAGAATACGTGATGATGACCAACCATTACAACCTGGTGAGTTTAGAGATGTGGATGCACCAAATGGAATTATTCGTGAAGCCTTAATGCCTCTGCCTTACAAAGGTCCAGATCAAGTCTTAATGCAACTTTTAGGTTTTTGTGTCGATGCAGCAAAACAATTTGCAACTGTTGCAGATATGCAACTATCTGAAATTGGTAGTTCACAAACTCCTGTTGGAACAACGATGGCTCTTATGGAACGTGGCACAAAAGTTATGTCCGCTGTACATAAAAGATTACATTATGCACAGAAAAAAGAATTTGAATTATTAGCTAAAATTTTCAAATTAGTTTTACCACCAATGTATCCATACAATGTTACAGGTGGTCCAAGACAAATTAAGCAAATAGATTTTGATGATAACATTGATATCTTACCTGTATCTGACCCAAACATTTTCTCAATGTCACAACGTGTGACGTTGGCACAAAATCAATTACAATTAGCACAATCAAATCCACAAATGCACAATCTGTATGAAGCATACAGAAGAATGTACATAGCTTTAGGTGTCAAAGATGTAGAACAAATATTACCAATACCAAAAGGACCACAGCCAATGGATCCTGCAATGGAACATAGTGTTGTTTTACGTAATCAACCACTACAAGCTTTTCCAGATCAAAATCATGAATTACATATCAAAGCACATAGAGCGTTTATGTCATCAGTATTAGTAAAATCTAATCCAATGGCAGTCATAAGTTTAGTTTCACATATCAATCAACACGTATCATTACTTGCAACTCAAGTTGTTGATCAAGCAATGGTAGAAGAAGCAGAAAAATTACGTCGAC